TATCAAGAAAAGTAAAGTAACAGATGTTTATACTTTGAGAGATAACATTATAGATAAATTTGAAAAGAATATTCAAACAGAAGAGTTAAGAAAAATTATGAAAGAAAGACAGTTGCCTGGAGAAGATCCAAATGAGGAAGTAAAAAGAGTTGTCAATAAAAGAACAGAAGAAGATTATGAAGATGATGATTCTATTGATGACTTGGAATTAGACTAATGACAAAAGATAAACCTTTAAGTGAGAAAAGAAAAGAATGGTTTGATAAATGGTTACATAAAAGATTAACAGGTAGAGCTATTATCGAATTAAAACAACAAGATGCTGATGCTGTTTTGAAGTTGAAAGAAGCTTTTGATATATTAGAATTACATTTAGCACATAATATTGATTGTAAAGGTTGTGATTTAAGAATAGAAGAATACAAGGAGAAAATTGAAAAAATATTTGGAACATTTCATAGTCCTCAGACATCTCGTAAAATCGGGAGTTCTTGTGTAAATGAGGATGCCCTTCGGGGTAAAGAATTGTGTGAATGTGGATACCCTGAAGAAGCACACAATAAAGGTTATTGGTTACCTAATTGTTGTGATGAGTTCAAACCTCAAGACACAAAAAAAGAATTATGTGCTAATTGTGGGAAACCTGAATGTGAACATTTATCAGGATGGGGAAAAACCTATACTTATTGTTCTCATAAAAGACCATTAAGAAAGTTTAAACTAATGGGATGTGGGAAAATATATGATTGTAACACAAAAGCTTGTGGGCAAGATGGATATTGTGATGAGTGTTCAAAAAAAGAGGTTGGAGAATGAAAATGTTTTTTAAGATAATTAGAGAACAAGCTCAACTAATACAGAAATTAGAGAAAGAAAATGATTTTATAAACAAATGTTATTATAAATTTCAAAAGAAGACGATGAAGGAATTAGATAAGTTTGAAAAGAGGATTAAGAAACTTGAAGAACTAAAAAAAGAGGTTGAAAAATGATTAATGAAAAAGGAGAGAAGGTTTTATTGTTTTGTGATAATCCTGCTTGTTTTGCAACTCATTTAGCAAAGAAACATATTCAAGAGGATAAAGAACTAAAAAAAGAAAAAGAGGTTGGAGAATGAATGAAGAATTTAAAAGAAATGAAGGTTTAGCCCAGAAAGTAATGGAATTACTTATAGATGATTATTTCAACAGAGACAAAAATTTATCTAAGTTTAATGATAAAGAGTATAAATCACTTATTAATTGGAGCTTAAAAGATTATGAAAGTTGTGGTTTTGATATGAGCATATATAGAATTTATTCAGGGGTATTTAGAGAAGATGATAATTGAAATTATTAAAGGCACAGGAAATTTTACAGAACAAGAAGTTTATAATCTTCATAAGGATGGAGCATACGTTGCAACAAAGATTGATAAGGAAGGATTAAAAACATATTTAAATAAAATAGTGGATGAATTATAATGATAATTGGAAAAAGTTTTATAATAGAATTTAGTAGAGACAGGAGATTATATTTACAAATTAGATACCCAAAAATATTAAGATTTTTGTTGAGATTTTTTAAATTAGAAATATCAAAGCCTTTTCCAGTAAATCAAAAACATAAATTCAATTTGGAAGGAAATGATCCTTATGGAACATCTTTGAAAATTGAAGAATTTTTGAAACCTAAATAAAAATGAAAATAGAAAACCTAAAAATAAGTGAAATAAAACCTTATGAGAAGAACCCACGTAAGAATGAAAAAGCAGTAGAGATAGTCATGAAGTCAATTAAAGAATTTGGATTTAAAGTTCCTATAATTCTAGACAAAAATAATGTAATTATAGCAGGCCACACAAGATTAAAAGCAGCAATCAGATTAGAGATGAAAGAAGTTCCAACAATTAAAGTAGAAGATCTAACAGAAGAACAAGCAAAGGCATTTAGAATAATGGATAACAAATCATCTGAATTTTCAGATTGGGATTTAGATCTATTGAAAGAAGAGCTCATAAGCCTCCAGGAAGCAGATTTTAGGTTAGATCTAACAGGATTCAGCTTTAAAGAGTTAGGAAATATCCTTGAAAATGAAGTAAAAGAAGATGAATTTATTGAAGTAGATGCTTATGAAAGGGCCAAAAGAAAGACTAAAATACAACTAGGGGAAATCTATGAATTAGGAGATCATCGATTAATGTGTGGGGATGCTACAGAAAAGTCGAACGTGGATAAGCTAATGAGCCAAAATAAGGCAGATATGGTGTTTACTGATCCTCCATATAATGTTGATTATGAAGGAGGATTTGGAAGGCAGACCATGGCAAAGGAAGATAAAAAGTGGGGAAAAATAAAAAATGATAAAATGAATAGTGTAGATTGGGATTTATTTTGCAAAAGTTTCCTGGAGAATATTAAAGAAAAAGTTATTGGACCAGTATATATCTTTATGAGTTGTAAGGAATTGCCAACAGTTCAAAGAATATTTATAGAAATTGGGGGCCATTGGCAAAGTACTTTAATCTGGAAAAAAGAGAGATTTGTTTTTGGAATGAAGGATTATAAGAGTGAATATGAACCAATAATTTATGGTTGGTTCGAAGAAAGGAATTGGATGGGCCCACAGAACGAGACAGATATCTGGGACTTTAGAAGGGATAATCCAAAAGATTATGATCATCCAACCCAAAAACCAGTTGCTCTTCCTGCAAAAGCAATAAAGAATAGTTCCAAAGAAAAAGATATTGTTTTAGATTTATTTGGGGGATCTGGGAGTACTCTAATTGCATGTGAACAACTAAACAGAAAATGTTTTATGATGGAATTAGATACAGTTTATTGTCAAGTAATAATAGATAGATGGGAGAAATTTACACAAAAGAAAGCAAAAAAGACTTAATTAGGCCTTAATTAAGTACTAATCAAGTACCTTTTACACATAAAATTGAACAAATTGAACTAAAATGGCAAGATTAAATCAAAAAACATTTAAGGAAGCATTAATAGATTCTGGTGGAAACCAATCAATAATAGCAAGAAAACTTGGAAAAGCAAGATCTACTATAACTATGTATTTAAATAAAAATCCTAAGATGAGGGAATTATTAGAAGCAGAGGCAGAAAGAGTAATTGATGTTGCAGAGAATATTGTAGATTCAGAAATAGTAACAAAGAAAGATTTAGATACTGCCAAGTGGAAATTGACTAATTCCAAACGGGGCAAGGCAAGAGGGTATGGCCAGAAACAAGAACTTGAACACACTGGAGCTACAGGAGCAACATTTAATTTGATTACAAAATCTGTGGAGGAAATTAAAGATGCAAAGTCTAAGCGTAAATCAGCACAGTCTAGAAATAAGTCCTAAACAAGAAGAGATTCTTTTAGTTCTTGAAGACACAATTCATACAGAAATCTTTATGGGTGGAGCTGCAGGGGGATCTAAATCTTTTACAGGATGTTTATGGCAAATTATGAGGAGATTGAAATATCCAGGATCTAGAGGATTTCTTGCAAGGGCCAGATTAAAGAGTTTAAAAGAATCAACATTACTTACATTTTTTGAAGTTTGTAGGATGTTAGGATTAAAACAAAACATAGATTTTACTTATAATGCAATTTCTGGTCTAATCAAATTTAGGAATGGAAGCGAGGAATATTTAAGAGATTTGTTTTTGTATCCTAGTGATCCGGATTTTGTAAGTTTAGGAAGTACAGAATATACAGATGGTTTTATTGATGAGATGGCTGAAATAACAGAGCAAGCATATCAAATTGTTAGAAGTAGAATGAGATTTAAATTAGATGAATTTGGATTGATTCCAAAGATAGCCATGGGAAGCAATCCATGTAAAACTTTTATTTACAAAGATTTTTATAAAAAATGGAGGGACAGCGAATTGGAACCATATAAAGCATACGTCCGGGCAAGCGTTTATGATAATCCTTTTATTTCTGATTATTATATTGAGAATCTTAAAAAACTAGATACAAAGAATAGGGAGAGATTGCTTAATGGAAATTGGGAGTATGATGATGATCCTACAAAGATTTTTGATTATGATAAAATTATTGATATGTTTACTTTAGATGCAGAACGTGGAAACAAATATTGTATTGTAGATCAAGCAGGATTTGGAAGGGACTGTTGTATAGTAACATTTTGGGATGGATTATTTGTAACAGAAGCAATCAAGATGGATAATATATCTAGCAGTGAGCTTGATGAAATGTTACTTAAAAGAAGGATTCCTCGAAGCAATTGTCTTGTTGATGAAGTTGGAGTTGGCTTTGGATTAGTAAAAGAATTAGATGGAATTATAGGTTTTGTTGCAAATGCCTCGCCATTAAAGAAATTAAAAAAAGAAACTCCAGAAGATAAAGTTTTACACAATTATAAAAATTTAAGGAGTCAATGCTGGTTTGTCTTGGCTGATTATGTAAATTCTGGAAGAATTGGAATTTATAGAAATTTATCTATTGAGATTAAAAATATGCTTGTTGAAGATCTTGAGGTGATGAAGCAGATGGATGAAGACAAGGACACAACCTTACGAGTTATATCAAAAAAAGAGTTAAAAGATACAGGGGCATTAAACAGGTCAACCGATGCAGGAGATGTTTGGATGATGAGAATGTTTTTTGAAATAAATCCTAATGAATCAGCTTGGTTTTTTGCTTAACAAATTAGACAAAAACATTTATAAAATTAAGAAATCTTAAAGATATATCCCTTTCACATTCATGGCAAGAAATTTCAAGAACTTTTTTGGACTACTTGGAGAGAAAGCAGATCCAAAACCTTCTGTAGTTACAGCATTCGAGGAAACTCGTGAGGGACAGCCAAAAGCATACATTCCTAACTTTTTCTATAAGCCACCTTTTGGATATCCAAGATACAAAGATTTACTTTATTACAGGAAACTTGCAGCTTCTATTTATGTAGATATGTGTGAGACAGCTATTATCGACGAGGTGTGTTCTATTGAATGGGATATAGTTGCAGAGGACAAATCTGGAAATGAAGTACCAGGGAAAGAAAAAGAAGTTGAAATTGTACAAAGTTTTTTTGAGAATCCAAATACAAACCCTGAAAGTTGGGAGTCAGTTGTTAGAATGATGTTGCCTGATTTGCTGG